ATTGTAGCAACAGCAGTTTATGGTGTAGGCGAATTACACGATACTTATGGTGTTGAAATGAATGTAGATTCATCAATACAATAATAAGATAGTTATAAGGGCGAGAAATCGCCCTTATATTAACAAGGAGAATTTATGTTTGTAAAATTAACAAATGGAAAAAAGACAATAACAAGATCAAAAGAACAATACGAAGCTAATATAAAAACTTTTGAATTAAGAGGTTTTAAACCAGTAGAAAATAATCTAAAAGAAAATATTAAAGAAGTAGATAAAACTTTTGAAAATGAAGCAAAAGTAATACCTCTTAAAAAGAAAAGAAAAACAAGGAAAAAGAAATGAAAAACTTAACAAAATATATAGAACTAGCAAAAGATAATCCTAAAGTAACTGCTGGAGTTGTTGTTGGTATTATTGTTTTAATTTGGATATTGTAATATGGCAAACTATACTGGTGCAAATGTAATAGTAGCTGGAGATGTAACAAAGTATCAACCAGATGCTTTTGGTTTTGGTATTGCTTCAGGAGATACAGAAACAACTAATTTCTTTGCACAAACTACAAATGATATTTTAAGAGCATTAAGAGTAGAGTGGTGGCCTGTATATAAAACAAATATCTTTACAGATATTACAGTTCTTAACACAGCAGAAATGGTTAATACAAAAGTTAATTTAGATCAGTTTGAACGTGCTGGTGTTTATCTATTTCTTGGAAGATTTTTTTTACCAGCATTAACTAAATTTAGACCAGAAACAGAAAAAGATAGATTTGAAAGAATGGCAGAATATTATATGGCACAATACAATATTGAATGGAGAATGATTTTAGAAGATGGTGTTGAGTATGATGTTGATTCTTCAGGAACTATTGTATCTAATGAAAGAGAGCCTTTACATGGATTTAGAAGATTGACTAGATAATGGCTGTCGATTTAAAGATTAAATCTAATTCAAAACAAGTATCTAAAAAATTTAAAAAGTTTCAATCTGTATTACCTAGAATAATTGATAAAGGTATTAAACAAGCTGGATTCCAATTAATAGATATTGTTAGAACTAAAACTAAAAAAGGTATTAATTTTAAAGATGGTGCATTTGCACCTTATTCACAAGGTTATTTAAGAAAACTAAACAAAGAGGGTAAATCAACAAATGTAGATTTATTTTATTCTGGTAGAATGTTAGGTAGTTTGACAAGTAAAAAAACAGGAAAACACAAAGTATCATTAGGTTTTAGTAATGCACAAATGCTACAAAGAGCCTTATTTAACCAAGTGTTGAATGACCCTAAAAGAGAATTTTTTGGCTTTAACAATAGAACAGAAAAGATTATAAGTAAATCATTCAACCGATTTGTAGAAAAAGAATTAAGAAAGTTTAGAATATGAGTGTAAGAGAAAATATAGCATCTAATTTATTAACAGTTATATCTAGTATATCGAGTCCGATAACAATTAAAAAAGCTACTAGACAACCTTTTATATTAGACGAATTATCAGAGCAACAATATCCAGCAGTAATAGTACAAACATCTGAAGAAAATAGAGATGATTCGGAATTAGGAACTGGTGCTAGAACAAGACATGGTACGATTGATTTTGTAGTATTAGGATTTGTTAAAGGTGCAGAAGCTAATATTGATACTAAAAGAAACGAGTTAATTACAGCTATTGAAACTGCATTAGAATCTGATATTACAAGAAATAGTAACGCACTTGATACAGAAGTAATACAAGTAGAAACTGATGAGGGTAGCTTATTTCCTGTTGGTGGAATAAGAATGACTATTAGATGTATGTATGAGTATCAAGCTGGAACACCATAGGAGATAATATGACAACTAAAATTATAAATAGAATAGAAAAGAAAATAGACCAAATAGAAAAATTACACGATAAAGAGTCTATGCTATGTGAAGAAGTAAAAGACTTATTAGCTGAATTAAAAGAAAATCAAGAAGAAGATAGTCAAGATTGGGAAGAAGATATTGACGATGAAGATATTGATGAAGAAGATATTGACGAAGAAGAAGAAAACTAATAAAAGGACTTATGGCTAAAGATATTAAATTATATAAAGATGGGAATGAAGTTATAATTAACGAAACTCAACTTGATAATTTTTTAGATTTAGGCTGGAAGCAAGAAAAACAAAATATATCAACAAGCAAAAAGGAAAATAAAAAATGGCAACACACTTTGGAAAAGAAGGAGTCGTAACTGCTGGTGGAACTGGTATAGGCGAACTTACTGGCTACACACTTGAAACTACTGCTGATGTTGTTGAGGACACTCAATTATCAGATGCAACTAAATCATTTGTAGCTGGAAGAACATCATTTTCAGGAACTTTAGAAATGAGTTATGATGAAACTGATTCTCCACAACAAACATTAACTGCTGGAACTACAATAGCTTTTATTTTAGCACCAGAGGGTAATTCTTCAGGAGACGAGACTTTTACTGGTTCAGGAATTGTTACAGGAATGAGTGTCAATGTTTCTTTAGATGGAATAACTACTAGATCAGTTACATTTCAAGGCACAGGGACATTAACAAGAGGAACTGTATAATCCTAATTTATGTCAGTTATTGATAGAGTAAAGACTCATTTTGAAACTCTCAAAACTATTACTATTGAAGTTGAGGAGTGGAAAGACGAGCATGGTAAACCGAGTATATTTTATTCAGAACCACTTACCCTTGAAGAAAAAAACATAATCTTTAAAAAGTCTAGTAACTTTCAAGACTTAACTGTTCTTGTTGATTTGCTTGTAATGAAACTCCAAGTCAAAAATGACAAGGGAGAAATGATTAAAGCCTTTGAACCATTTGATAAACTTGCTCTTAAAAAAAAGGCAGACTCTAATGTTATTTCAAATATTGCCAATCAAATACTTGCAGACACTAATTACGAGGAAGCCGAAAAAAAGTAACTAGCGACCCTGATGTCAGGTCGCTTTTAGTCATTGCAGAGAAATTACACCTTACAATACAGCAAGTTCTTGATATGCCTGTTAGCCATTATAATCTTTGGATAGCATACTTGAAAAAAGAGCAAGATGAGTATAAAACAAAACAATCGTTATCAGAAGCAAGGAATTTTAAATAATGGCAAATCAAAGACTTAATATAGACATAGTAGCACGAGATAAATCCAAACAGGCTTTAACAGGAGTTCAAAAATCTTTAAGCAGATTAAAAGGTTCTATTTTTAATTTAAGAAATGCTTTTATAGGTTTAGGTGCTGGTATTGTACTTAAAGGTATTATTAGTGCTGGAATGCAGATCGAAGAATTAGGTGTCCAATTAGAAGCATTATTTGGAAGTGCAAAAAAAGGAAAACAGGCATTAGATGCTGTAACTAAATTTGCAAAGACTACTCCATTTGAATTATCTAATATACAACAAGGGGTAACTGCTTTAGCAACTGTTGCTGAAAAAGCAGAATCACTTGGAATATCATTTGAAGAATTATTAAAAATTACTGGTAACACAGCAGTTCAATTAGGTGGAGATTTTGCTTTAGCTTCACAACAAATACAAAGATCATTTAGTGCTGGTATAGGTTCAGCAGATTTATTTAGAGATAGAGCAGTAACAGCTATGGCTGGTTTTGAAGCTGGAGTTAAAGTAAGTGTTGATGAATCAATTAAAGGATTACAAAAAGCATTTGGAACTGGTGGTAAGTTTGGAGAACTAACAAATAAACTAGCCAATACTTTAAAAGGAACTATATCAAACTTAAAAGATGCTTTATTTACAATACAAACAGAAGTAGCAGCTGGATTTTTTGATGAACTTAAAGAACAATTAGGAAATTTAAAAAAATTAACAGAACAAAATGATGTAGCTATTAGAAGATTCAGTAAAAATATGGGAGAAAATCTTGCAAAAGCCATGTTAAAAGTTGTTCAAGTAGGTAAAGATTTAATTCCTACATTACAAAAAATAGGAAGAATTTTAAAAAGTATAGCCGATGGTTTCTTGGCACTACCACCATTTGTACAAGAAATGGGAGTTGTTGGTGCATTTTTATTTGGTAAAAAAGGATTAGCAGCATTAGTTGGTATTAGTTTATTTATGGATAAAATAGAGGAATTTCAGAAACGATCTGAAGTCGCAAAAGGTATTTTTGATGTAAAAAATCTCGAAGATGTGGGTATTAAAATAGATATAATTAAAAAAAAGATAAGAGATTTTGAAACACAAAGTGCAATGTTAGGGGGTGTTCCTAATCCAACTCTTGATAAAGAATTAAAAAATTTAAGAGCAGAATTAGAAATGTATGAGCAAATAGAAAAAAAACTTAAAACACTTGAAAATATGAGAAAACTTGGAGAATTTGAACATCAAAGACATTTACACGCAAATTTTAAAACCCACGAAGAAATTAATAAAGAATTAGAAAAAAGAATGGAAAACACAGCTAGAGAAAATGGTTTAATAAAAAATCAAAATCAACAAATAGAAACCATAATGAGTAAATTGAAAACTTTAAATGAAACAGCATTAGCAGATGTAGAAAGTAAATTTGATGATATTAAAGGAACAATAGCACAAGGAATTAATAATGGTATTACAATGATGTCAGAAAAATTAGCAAGAGCATTTGTACTTGGAGAAAAATTATCAGATACATTTAAAAATATAGCACAATCATTATTAGTAAATGTGTTAAGTGCATTAATAGAAATTGTTGCAAGAAAAGGTGTAGAACTTGCTATTGAAAAAATGATTACAAAAGAACACGAAAAAAGAAACAGAATGAAACATCATTTTGGTGGTAGCAACTCTTTATTAAGTATGGCAACTTCTTTTTTTGGTTTTGGTAAAAAAGCATCAGGTGGTGCAGTATCAAAAGGACAACCAACTCTTGTAGGAGAAAGAGGTGCAGAAATGTTTATTCCAAACTCAACAGGACAAATTACTCAATCTGCTAGAGGAACTGGTGGTGGACAAACAACAGTTAATTTTAATATTAATACTTTAGATGCTTCTGGTTTTGACGATCTATTAGTAAGAAACAGAGGAACTATTACACAAATAATTAATAACGCAGTTAATGAAAGAGGGAGTAGAAATCTAATATAATGTCTGGTGCTTTTCCAATATCAACTGCAAAATTTCAAACTTTAGGAATAAAGTCTATTCAAAACACAATTATATCTAAATCTGTGTCTGGTAAGAAACTTGCAAGACAAATTGACAATCAAAGGTTTGCATTTTCAGTTCGTATTATTACAGGAAAAAGATCAGATGTTTATGGAGATTTGATGGCATTTATAGTTAAGCAAAGATCAGGTAAAGAAAACTTTACAATAATCCCACCAGAAATAGAAGATGCAAGAGGTAATGAAACAGGAACAGTATTAGTTAATGGAGTCCACGCAGTTGGAGACACTACTATTGCTTGTGATGCTTTTGCTGGAGATGGTGCTGGTAGATTTAAAGCTGGAGATTTTTTAAAATTTGCTTCACACGATAAAGTTTATATGGTCGTATCAGATGTAACAAGTTCAAGTAATGCAGCAACAGTTACAATAGAGCCACCTTTACTTGTAGCACTTGCAGATAATTCAGCAGTTACTTATGACAATGTTCCTTTTACAGTTCATTTAACAAATGATATTCAAGAATTTGGTGTAGCTGGTGCAGATAAAGATGGTGCTTTATTATATCAATTTGAATTTGATGTAGAAGA